TTACTTACTGATCAATCCGGCAAAATACTTCACCGTACGAACCAGCTGAGATACATAGCTCATCTCGTTATCGTACCAGCTAACAGTACGTACCAGCTGGGTATCACCAACGGTCTGTACTTTAGTCTGTGTAGCATCAAACAATGAACCATAAGTAATGCCCACGATATCGCTGCTCACGATTTCATCTTCCGTATAACCGAAGCTCTCATTGGCGGCAGCTTTCATGGCAGCATTGATTTCTTCTGCAGTGGTTTTCTTACCCAATACCACAGTCAGTTCAGTTAATGAACCTGTAAGTGTTGGTACACGCTGTGCAGAACCATCCAGTTTGCCTTTCAGGCTTGGCAGAACCAGACCGATTGCTTTTGCAGCACCGGTGCTGTTAGGCACAATGTTTTGAGCAGCTGCACGAGCACGACGCAGATCACCCTTAGGGTGAGGTGCATCCTGTGTATTTTGGTCGTTGGTGTATGCGTGTACAGTTGTCATCAAACCATTTACAATGCCGAACTGCTTTTCCAACACATCTGCCATTGGGGCCAGACAGTTGGTCGTACAAGAAGCACAGCTGATGATGGTTTCGCTACCATCTAGGTTCTGGTGGTTTACATTGAATACGATGGTCTTCAGATCGCCGGTTGCAGGCGCTGAGATCACCACACGCTTAGCACCTGCAGTCAGGTGAGCAGCAGCTTTGTCTTTATCGGTGAAGAAGCCAGTACATTCCAGTACCACATCTACATCATGCTGACCCCAGGGAATATCTGCTGGGTTTTTCTGTGCGTAGATTTTTACTTCATGCCCATTGACAATGATGGAATTATCGGTGGCAGACACTTCCTGACCGAAACGGCCCTGTGCGCTGTCATATTTCAGCAAATGTGCCAGTACTTTAGGACTGGTTAAATCGTTGATGGCTACTACATCGATTCCCTGCATGTTGAAGATCTGGCGGAAAACCAGACGGCCGATACGGCCGAAACCATTGATCGCTACTTTTACGTTGCTCATGGATGCGTTTTTGATTAATGAAAATTTGCGCCGCTAAGGTACAGTTTTCAGGGGGAATGCTGGGGGCTGACAGCTTTGTTTTACGATTATTTGACCTGTGGGCGGTATAAGTTTCAAAATTTTTTGGCGGGAATGGGGGGCGACCCTATTTTTGCAGCCCATTCAACGAACGCCCGGTTCGTCTATCGGCTAGGACATCTCCCTTTCACGGAGGAAAGACGGGTTCGATTCCCGTACCGGGTACACAGAAAAGGCAAGACCAGTAAAGGTTTCAGCCGATTCAAAGAAAAGTAGGGCGAAAAGTCGGGCAACCGACCAAGCCAAAAGAGGTGATCTGCTATTACGAGATTTTCAACAAAAAATCCGTGGCATGGTCACCTTTTTGAATTTTAAGCATCTCAAACTCTATACCGGCAAGAGCTGGTACATCGAGTATTACTACCGAATTCCGGGCACAGAAGACTTCAAAAGATTCAAAGTACGATTCGATATGAATCGGATCAAAAACCTAACTGAGCGTAAGTTGTATGCTCAAGAAGCTTTGAAGTTTATGCGCGAAAAACTGGATGGTGGTTTCAACCCATTCATGCATGCAGGTATGCATCAGGATTCTGATCACAGAATACTGGCACAGCTTTTCAAGCTAAAGACGCTAATGTCTGAGGGTGTATCTATTACAATGGCCGCAAGCTATACGGAGCACTACAATCGATTTGAAAAATTTATTGAGGGTAGATCATGGCAGCTTTTCACAATGGCAGCCATTGGTATGGACCAAGCTAAGCTTTACAAGAAATGGCTGATGGATAGCGGGTTCAGTAAGAAAACGGTGAATGCTTCACTTAGCTACATGGCCATGTTTTGGGCGCAAGCCATTGAACAAAAATGGGCTGTGCTGAACCCTTTTCTTTCTGTACCCAGGCTGAAAAAAGCACAAGCGATAGAGCGTAAGAGTGACGAACGATTTGAACCGATTACGGGAAATGAGTTGGTCACCCTTTTTGAAGCTTTGGATAATGAAAAGCTGCAGGACTTCCGTGATTTTTGTGCATTCATTTACTACTCCTGGGCACGCCCAATTGAGATTAGCAGATTAAGAGTTGCGGACATAGACCTGAATGCTTCTACAATCAGATTCAAAAGAAGCACTACAAAAAATGCAAAGGCAGACTTTGTGCAGATAGTTCCGCCATTGAAGGAAATACTCAAACGAAGGATGTTGCAACTCAAGGATGGTACTCATTTTTTGTTTGGTCAAGGCTTTGCCATTGGACCGGTACCGCTTAGGAAGAATAAGCCATCTGAATATTGGAGAGAAACGGTAAAAAACAAATTGGGCATTGATAAGGACATGTATGCTTTAAAGCATACCGGCAATATTGAATACTTGCTGCTCAATAAAGGGAATGTTGACATAAAATGGCAACAGAAGCAGAACAGGCATAGCAGTTCTGCAATGACTGAGCGATATAACAGAAAGCTTGGCGCCTACTTTATTGATTTGAAGGATGTGCAGTTTAGGAAGCTTGCTCAGTCATCCCATGATTGATCGGGTATGAAATCATCAGGCTCTTGTGGTAATCCAATGCGCTTAATTTGCTTTTTTTCTTCTCTGCTTAGGCCTTGGTACCAGTCAGCAACCTTAACACGTTCTCCAAATTCACGGAAGTATTTCTTCAAATCGTTGTAGTGGGTGAAGGTTAACAGGTAGGTGATGCCTTCTCTAGTTATTGTATATCGATCTGTGGAAGGATCCCACTTCAAATCAAATAGTGCGGGTGGTAATGGATGGTCAGCTCTGCGGCCCATTTTGTAAATTTATGATGTCCGTTGTTATGGACTCCCAAGAAAAGGCCATCCCGAAAGGGGTGGCTATTTTATTTATATTCCAGATATATACATTATTGGATATGCATTTTCTTCAGCTGAGCCCCAACCTTGTATTAGTAACACAATCACGTATTCTTTGGTAACCTTTTCAACAGAAAAAACATTTTGATTCTTTGAGAAAACCATTACAGTTGGGGCTTCTTTAAACTCCGGCAGTCTGTCTCCATTGATAGTAACTAGATCTTTAAAGTATAGTTTAAGAGCAGGAATTTCTTGAATTGCAGGGATTACATTTTTTTTATAGCGAAAACCTGTTGTACTATCGTTTACTATATAAATGTCTTTTCTAAGAATTGTGTACTGATTAATTTTCTCAATTTTACTTTGAGCTTCTTTAAGAGAAGAAGTTACATAGGCTAATTGCTCAGACGTGTAACTTGATTTTTTACCAATAGATTCAGCTTTATTGTTATAGGAATCAATAGAATTTTTAAAGTCAGAAGAAGATGCTTCTAGGTCATCTTTTAATCTAGCAAATTTCAAAGAATCCGACACTATTTTATCTTGTAATGAATCAATCTTTGGTCTTAGTTGATCTATTACCGCAAGCCTTACTTTTTCTAGACTATCGCCTGCTATAAAAAAAAATGCCGCTACTATAACAGCAAACAATGATATCAAAGATTGATACTTATACTTTAGCTCCCAGTATTGTTTATCGCTTAATTCATGATTCTTTTTTGCTGCTTTCCTAATTGAAAGAAGTTGCAACCACATTGGTAATGAAAATACCAGTATAGAAATAACAAGTATTGTAATAATTGTATTCATAAAGTTCTATTGTTGACTACTAAAATAGCCACTTTTTCTTTGCTTCTTTCTTTTTGCGAGCGGAGTGACTGAAGGGAACGGAGCGAGTAAAAAGAAAGAAGTCCCGCCAATTGGCAGGACTTCAAAGCTACTTGCTAAGGTGGGCTGATACTTCAACCTGCAAGTTGCTGAATACATAAGCAAGCGGGAAAAACTCTTCTTCCTGCTCCCCTTCTTTTTTGGGTGGTGCATCGGCTTTTTTAATTGGCTTGGGCTGTCCCCACATTAGCAAAGCTTTCTCACCTCTGCGCACCTGAAAGCCTTGTTCTTTCCATTGTCTATAGCTGTACAGGGTTGTATGCCCCTGCTCTGCGTAAAAATTTGCTAGTCCTTCATTGACTGAACCGATTGCACCCTCTTTAACGAGTAGTTGAAAGCCTTTTGAAATAGCCTTTAATTCCTCACGCTTCTGCTTCATTTCCTGATTCATAAAAAAATGGTTTAGTGTTTCTGATAAAAAAATCTGCAAGTGTCAAACCGAATGTGAAAGCGTTAGCTAAATAGCCGCCATTTCTGTAGATGCGTTCAAACTCGGTTTCATTAAAAATGTGGGTAAGGTTTAGCGCCTGCAGGTATTCCATGCAGTGCATACGCACTTTTTGCTTCTGTGTCATTTCCTGTCTGTTGATTCTGAAAAAAGGGAGAGAATGCCCCACAGAACGTGGGGCAATGGTTTACCACTTCAAAAGCGGCTCAATGGCTTTGATTTTGTCGTCAATGGTTTTGCGTAGGCACGCGATGACTTCGGCAATCACTTCATTATTCTTCGTCTCAAATGATACACTTCTGTTGTGGTAATCATTCAAAGAGAGGGTAATGTTTTCCGCTTTGTTCAAATCAAATTCAGCCAGTTTCTGCTTAGATGCTTGCAATCTGTTGTACTTGCCTTGCAGTTCAAAAAGTTGGTTTAATCTCAAAAGCCTGTCTTCCAGTGGTGGGGTTTCCTGTGCCGTTTCTTTTGGCTTTGGTGTTTCCGTTTTGGGCTGAACTGGTACTACTTCCAGTTTTACGGCTTGGGCTGTTGGTTTGGTGGCAGTCTTAACTGCACCGTTTGCAGATGTACTCATAAAAAGCTGCCGTGTTTATAGAGTTGCCGCCTCTTTTATTTAATACTCTAATTTACTGAACATCAACGAATTGGGCAAATATTTAACCCACTTTTTTTAAAAAAAATAGTACAATTTTCTTAGCCTAAAAGTCAGCAAAAACAACCCTTCCCGAAGATTTTTACAAAAAATCTGTAGGGTTATAGCGTGAGCGGCACGGCGTGACCTATCGGCGGAAGGGGCGGACACGGGGCGTTTCCTAGAAATATGAGAGAGCCCCCCTTATGTGCACTACCCGTAGGGTAGACCGATAACTGCCCTTATGCGAGCATAGCGAGCCAATACAGCCCTTGTGTCCGCTTGCGGGCGCATGGGCTGCTTCTTATGCCGATTGTGTAATTACGAAGGAATGTAGGCGAGATGGAATGAGTGTAGGTAAAGCCCACGATACCTTATCAATACAAATTGGGCTGCCGAAACGAAATGACAGCGATGCCAGAATGAGTGAGGAATTTCTCTATCGGCAATGCGTTAGGGATTGGAGCAGGCTACCATGTAGCGCGGAAAGCCCGGCCGAGCATAGCGAGGAACGCCCAAATTAACTTATAAGTTAACTTGTTCTTATACCCAGTCCTGGTACTTCACTATCAGTATCAAATAGATTTAATCCAAATACCCCCTCACATAGCATATCAAATGCATCTGGTAAGTGTGGAGCTTCTTCTGCCGGAAACCTCTGATCTTTCTCTTTCGATTTATCCTTCTTAGTCTTACCCCCAACTATAATTGCTGGGGTCTGCTCCATAGCTTTCAATAGAGTTGTACAATTATCTTGAAAGTAAATAGAATGCACACCTATTGCTGCTAACCATTCATTCAGGTTCTTATACTTGATATCATGATCAGGCGCATCGCCTATATAATGCTCAATCACATTCCATCCGTAAGCACGCATATAGCCAACGAAAGAATCTCTAAATGTTGTTTGCAATGGTGTTCTACCAATTGCAGTATGATCGAATATGTAGTGAAACTCTTTATTGGCATGAGTGGCATACTTATTAGCAAATGCATCCACAACATCCTTCATGCCCTGAGGGTAGAGTGCATACAGATCATCTACAATATTCAGTGTCTTAAACTGATTATTTAAGACACTACCAATCTGTGCTACAACCAAAGGAGATATCCTGAAATTATAATCCATCGCGCCAAAGAATGGCCGGCGAGGATCATACAGTACACCACTCACTTTATGATTTACAGATAGCATCGGATAAAAGCACTGCTCTACTTTATCAGGATCCTTATTCAATATGGCCACATCGTACTCATATTGTGTACAGATTCTTTTCTGCAGTCTGAAGTATCTATCACCCAATACACGCTTGTTTTCATAAGGCTTCATCTCTGCAACAAATACCATATCCTTTCTGATCTCATTCATCACCTGCTCATACTGATCAATCTCTTTTTGGTACTTATAAACGGTTGCAGTGCTCTTGGCTTCCCTTACCAACTGCTGCAGCCTAAATACTTCCATTTGCATCACATACACAGATTCTACAGCTTTCTGATTTACCTGCTTACGTTTGGCCAGCATCCATTTGGTGTTAGGTCCAAACTTATCGCTGAACATCCATACGCTGAGATACTCAGGAAGATGCCCATACAATTCCTGCAGCCCTCTAAGTGCTGGAATTACTTCTGTGTTGATTTGTTCTTCTTTACAGAACTTAACCTCATCACCTATTGCAGCCTGAGCATTATAAGCGTTTGCAGAACCTTCCACCTTTAGAGATACCAAACAAAGACAGGCACCGGATGAGAAAGTAATTACGTTGCTATAGTCATCCAGCTTTATATATGGCTTATCAAATGAATCAGGTGGCTTCTTGTATCTAACAAAATCCACATCTTCTATCATGCCCATCTTTGTTTCCATGAACGAAAGAATATTGGGCACTACCCTGTTCCGCAAACGATCATAGGTATCTGAGAAAAGTAGGATCTGACTCCTGGGCATTTTACGAATCAGCTTTTCTAAATGTGGTCCAATACCACCACCCGTTTTACCACCGCCACGCTGCCACCAGCAATAGGTAGTATTGGCATTGATGATCTGTGCCAATGCCTGTGTATCATGTAGCTGAAGGGAAATGCTGTCATTCATTAGTAATCTTCTTTTTTCTGCAGAATTTCAATAATCTCTTGTGCTCCTTCTAAAGCCTGTTCTGCTGTAAGATTGGTATTCATCACATTTACAGCACCAATCTGGTAGATGATTGTTTTTGGTGATTTGCGCGGCACATAGTCAGGGTACTGGCCAATGTATTTCTGCAATACCGCTTCCAACTTAACAGCTGAGTCATTATCCTTTTGAACATACAACTCATAAATTTTACGCTCAATGAACTCAATCCTACGCTGGATAAAATACTTTTTATTCAGCGGCATACTGCTTTCAAAAACCAACTCAGCATTGCGCATATCAGAATAGGCTGTATCTCTTGATACACCGTATTTATCCATGATATCTCTAGCCAACAGCTCGCGCGTGCGCTGACCATTATTCTTTCTGATGATCTCATCAGCATAACGCCAACGATCAAGCAGCTTCAGCTGCAGCTCGGAAAGTTCCGGACGGCTTTCTTCTCCATGCAGCTCTATGTAAAGCTGTATGACATCGCGATTCTTATCCGCGTATTTCTCATTCCTCTTCGCTAAATCCATTGAGTTGTAAATTTTTCTTTGTCTCATCAAAGATTTTCATGCTCAGCGTTTGGGCCGGACTGGATCCATTTCTTGCCAACTGAAATGTGGCTTCCCTTATGGCCAGTTCTGAGCTATATAACCCTTTGAAATAAGCAATGGTAAATTCATGGTCATCATCTTTCATCCAATCCACCACAATTGATGGCTTTAGGCCCAAAAGAAAAGCCACCTGTTTAGGTGTATAAGCGGCAGCCCCTAGCCTGGTCACTTCCTGCAAATCAAGATTCTCTACCATTGATGGCTTTTGTAATGAATTCATGATAAAATGAGAAGATGTCCGGGTTGTTATCAATCACACCGGCTTCCCATCTTTTATTCTCTGTGTAGTTGGCGGATCCCACTACAGAAACAGTGTGCAGATCATTTTTGAGCAATGTCACCTTAGCGTGTGTCATTGTGGTGGCAAAGCTGTCTGCAATGGATGATATCAGCTGCATACTGCCAGCTGTTCGGCTTTCTACCCTATCATCCAACAGGCAGTGCAGGCTTTTAATGAGCCCCTTCTCTTTCAGGTTGGCAATAATTCTTGCAGGTGTTTCTCCAAAAGCATAGCTGGAGATATACACATCTGCAGGCCCAATGATATCGATCAGTTGCAGCAATAATTGATGCATGCTCCATTCACCATTAGAACGCCAATACACAATGCTTTTTTTGCTCAGCTGCTCCCTTAGCATACTGAATAGCGGAATATCAGCAATTGTTGCCTGAATATCTACAGGCAAAATGCCGCTGCCCTTATTGGCAGCCTGCTTCTCATACATGCCGAAATCAATTTTTTTCGCTGTATTCATCGCCTGTCAATAGTTTATAGCGTTGCTTGTATAACAGATAGCGCTCAACGTGTGCTGGATTGTCCGGCTCATTCTTGGCCTTCAGCCTGTTTCTTCGAATACCCTTTTTGGTGGCCTCAATAACCTTGGCCAATTCTTTAGGATCTGTGGGTACTACAAACTCATCTGGTGCCGTCTGATCAGGAAGCTTGCCATGCTCCAAATAGTAATCTCTCTTGGCCCATACGGCATTGATTTCAGCATCCAGCTCCACGATTTCTTTACAGATAGTTTTGCATACAGCTACAGCTTCAGGTCGGTTAGATTCTCCCCAATCATCCAATTTCTGCTGTAGGTATTTCATGCGCGTGTATGGCGCTTTCCATTCCAACTGAATGGCTGTGAGAATAGGATCATCAGAAAGCGGCATTTCCGTTACCCGCTGAGTGAGGGAACGGTCTGTAGTGCTTTTGATTTGGGGAATGGCCACCTGTATTACAGTGGCTTTGGGCTTTTCGCTAACAAGCTGCTCAGCCAATTCTACCAGCTTCTTCAGCCTGTCGGGCGTATTGCCGGCAGTAATCCACTGCCAAAGCTTTTTATCAGTACAATAGGGCTGTATAATCACAACCCCAGCATGGTAATTACGGCTGCTCTTGAGCCAATTCTGAACTGTCCGCATGTTCCGAATGTCCGCCACTTGGCGCGGACACAGAAGGACAGTGCTTCAAGTACCATACAAAACGGCCATCAGCAAAGTCGTTTCTGAATCCTTTCTCGATCATGTGGTTGTAGATGTCTGTTGCGGGTACTTCGGCTCCGGAATGCTCATACAGCATGGCGCCTATCTCTGAAGTAGAATAAAGAAAAGTGTGGTTGTTTTCGTCTGCCGGAACGAATTTAGAACTGAAGGCATTAAGGGCTTCCTGACTCATAGTATGCGGGTTGAGCGCCCACACCTATGAAACCATAGATGAACCCAGAGCAAAAGCCTGGATTACTCAACCCTCATGCTATGAGGGCCGCTCTTTTGGATTCATCTATCTAAGGTGTGGGCAGTCCAAAGTTACTCAATCACCACATATCCTGTACCAGGCAAAAGCTGGTATCTCACTTCAAAAGGAATTTCAGTAGGATCTAAACTGGTGTATCTGGTATAAAACCTGCTCTCTTTAATACCGCCTGCCGAGTTTACAACCCCTGCCATTTGCTTACTGCTGTTCATGGTAATCTGGTGTGCAGGCATAGAAGTGGGCACACCGTTTTCCAAGATTGTCTGCTGTACATTAATGCGCAAATTGGTTGGTGTGTATAAATTAACACCGTTAGGGTCTGAGTAGCAATAAGCATAAATGTGGCCAATCTGTACATTTTTATAATACCATGTTACCCCAAAGAATGGCACTTCGTAATCAGCTGCACTTTCCATTTCTTCCCAAGCTAAACGAACATATATCGTTACAGGATCACCGCCACCGCTACCGCCAGATTCTATAGGCAGATCACTTTGCTGCAGTACAATTGGGTGAAGCTTTGCTTGTATCATGCCCTTATAGGGCAATGGTTGAATAAAGCTCTTTAGCAAAAAAGGTTGGTTCCTGATGTTGTACACTTTATTCCATTGCAGATTGAGGAGCTTATGCAATGGCAGGAAAAGCCGAATGGTAATAATGTTGGAAAGCTTGTACTTCTCCATCCATGCAGCAAAAAGGTTTTGAATGATACCAAGCTTCAGGTTATCGAAATTGTATTCGAAAACCTCTGCAATATCCGGCAAGCTGTTTCCCAAGTTATCAATCGGGCAAATGTTCATGTAAGGATATTGAACCGAACCCGCTGCGCCTGCACTATTGGTTTCCATCTGTAAACCATGATACGCCATTACCCTTATGCCCAATGAAGCATTGCGTGGCTGCTTCACGTATGGGAAAAAGCCAAAATAGTCTTGTCCGCCTTGTGTTCTATACTTAGAACGGATAGATGGCACAGGTGCGATAGAACTCTCGTATGCTTCAGTTTCATTTTGTACTTCAACATTGAAGATGTTGTAACCAAGCAGCTGCCATTCGCGTTGGTTAGTAGTTTCATTCACTCCAATTTTATAAAAGGCATTTTCGCGGAAAGCGAATATGTAGGAATTATCGTAGTTGGCTGAGGGTGCTGGTAAAGCGGCAAAAGAAGCAACCGGGTTTTCTTTCTTCAGGTTCTCAAAAGCCGGCTCACTAATGGCTTCATCATTACCTGTAAAGCTCTGCTTAAAAGAAACAGCCCTTACTGCTGCATCAAATGTTTGTTCCGGAAGTCTGGATGCAAACTCAGTAATGTCTTCATGCGCAAAATTTGCCACTGAATTAAGTGGCATCAGCTTTACTATTCGGGTATCGGCATTGGCATCTGGTGCTATGCCGTACCTCTTACAGAACCAGATAAACAGGTCTTTGCAATTGACTTTGGCATCTACTACCTGATTCAATTTCACAACAGGCTCAGGTGGCACAAACCCACCAATACTGGTACCAATCAAGAAATCATTTGCTTTAGTGGCCAGTAGGTACCGGTTATTCATAATCGTTTCAGCAACGGCAGAAGCATCTAGCTTCCAACCGTGCTCTTCTACTATGCAGCGAATGATATACCCAAGCTTTGGTAATGGCACTATATATGCGCCCGGACGAATACTAGTGCCCGTAACTGGATCCAATTCATTCAGCCAGCCACTAAACAATGGCGGCTCCCAATCAACCCAAGTTTCGTTTCTGAATGGCGCAAAGATGTAATCATGGTTACCATTCCATGTATCGTGTACATGCTGCCAAAAACCACCTGAAGCATCGTTCTTATCCCATGTAGTAAAGTTGAATGATCTGGTACCACCCAAATTTAGCTGGCTTAAATTCTTATCCTTTACAGCATCAAAGAAGTTACTGATGTTGAACTTTAGGAATGCACTATAGGCACCTTCGCCAAAGCGATCGTAATTCGTAATGCTCTTATCAAATACCAAAATAGCCTGGTACATCAAGGTATCATCATCCAGTACAGATACTGCGTATTTGGTTTTTGATTTGATGGTGGCATTAAAGACTTCAGGAAATAGCCTGGCATTTCTTTCACTATCAGCAATACCAACTGGCATAGAGTATTCAGCAAGAATGGCATCCAACATGAAGAATGGGCTGTTGCGCTCAATCTCAGTAGTTGCACCGGGTACCAAATCAACGGCTTCGCCTTTATAGATCAGTTGCAGCTTACTCATAAATTTCTGTATCTATTCCTTTGTTCAGTTCAATATCATCAGGTGTGTACACTTCATTGCTGAAAGGCAACTGCCACTCAATGGGCATATTGTAAAGCGTTTCCTCAGTGGATGGCATAGTGCCACTGCTTTGAATATTGAGAATTGGCACCCATCTATCGAACATTCGCTCAAAGATGCATTTGCTAAGTAACAGGTCTTGCATAGCTTCTGCATGCCTTCTGGTGCGCAAGAATCCAATATCGCCCTTGTAAGTTCGTTCAGCCCTTATAGTTAAATGGCTTTTCTCACCTCGCTTTACTGTAGACTGCCAATCGTTCAAGTCTAATCCGGTTTCAATTTCTTCTACCGCGCGCTTTTGCGTAAGCTCTACCTGACCTGCTACAGCAACCGTATCAATACCGCTTAAGCTGTTTTGATACACAAAGAAATGCTGGTTGTACAATGGCCTGTACTCTATGTAGAATCGATAGCTTGAAGTGATGGCAGGGTTATCATTATTCACTAAAGAAACCTCATACCAATGCAGGTTTCTGGCTTCAATATCTGCGTTTAGTCCTAAGAATAATGGTGATACCTGAATATGATGTAATAAGCCAGCACTAAGCGTTAATGTGGTGGTTGTATCTGTAGCATCAGCATTAAAAAGCTTCTTTCTCAACTTCAAGCTGATGCCATTAAGACTTGCTTGATTGAGAAAAGTAAGCCATAGCTTTTCCATTGGAAAAACATAACGGCCACTAGGCAACCAAGTAAGAAACTGCTTTGATGCCGCCAATGCAGTGAAAATATTGTTCCTACTTGCAATTTGCTGTTCTACACCACCCTGTAAAAGCCATCGCCAATGGTTGGTTTCTGTGGTTATCCATGCAGGTTCATTATCGCCTGGTGTGCGCTCCCGAAAATGAATGGCAAACTGTATGCATTGCTTCCCGGCAGAAGTAACCGCCTGTGCAGGATCTGGCACTACAAAAGAAAGTAGCCCTGCCAACAGCTTAGACAGGTAGATATAAGTTTTGCCATCCGGATTAGGATTGAGGGCATAGGTTTTCAAATCAATAACCTGCTCGCTACCGGTAAGCTTATACACTACCTTAACCTGCAGAAAGCTAATACTGCCAGTAGTATGCAACACATAGCGTACTTCATTCTTACTGAAGCTAAAACTGGCTGGGCGTTCAATTACAGTAGTGCTCATGGCTCAATCCATTTAGCAGGGTTTTTAATAAAGTCTTTTTGCGACATGCTTTCAATCTGAATGCGCCATCCATATAAGTTAGATGCAGGTAGGTCTTCCATATCTAACACCACCATATCAGGCTTAAACCTGAAGCCAGCAGCACAAAATCCATTGTTTAGCTGATCCTCATTCATGAAGCTTATGATTTCCTCAGCAACTTCGAGTGCCGCATCATAAGCGGCTTCCTGTTTATCAATCTCATTAGAGATAGATTGATCAACAGCACTAAACACATATAGTGTATGGAACTTTCTTCTTCTAGCTGCCTGTGTATTGTTGTCAGCATTATACCTGATTCTTACATCAGCGTACACCAAACAAGGAAAATGTGCCTTATTGAAGATGGCAGCAGACAGCTCCTGTGATTTTCCTAAACGAAAAAAGCTACAACGCTTTTCTTCTGATCCCTCAGTAATAGGTGTATCATGCGCAATATCTAAGTGCTGCTCTGCAATATTTTTAAAGTATGCTACCTCTGTCATGATTTTTGTTTTTTGGCAAGTTTTTCCTGCTCCTTGGCGTCATCATTGAATTGCTGCATTGCATACATCAGATCCCACACCAGCTTTTGCTCAATCTTATCAAAGTCACCATACTTTTCACCGGCCATGCTATGCATCAATGGGTAAAGACCTTTGAAATCATCCGACTGTACACCATCCGCTTTTTTCAATGATTTAAAAGACTGCAGCAGGTTATGTCTGCATCCATCATACCATTGCAGAATGGCTCTTTTCGTATCAATGCTTAACCGCAAAACAGTATTGGCATACTTGGGTACCAGATTATCATTGAAATCTTCACGTACATCACCACGCTTTAACAGCTCATCACCTTTCAATCCACAATGTTTTCGATAAAGCACCCCTATCAGTCTATCCAAATAGCCTATATCATTTGTTTCCAGATAGGCCACATAGCTCATCTCAGCAAAGTGAAATTCTTTCGCACGGATGTTATCAAAATCATCCTTCGGACCATACAAGGTGCTGAAGAATGGCACAATTGACAATTGTGGAAACGGATTCTTTGTAAGTGTATTCTCTCCTGCAATCCAGATAATGTGGTCGAAAGCCCTACCCTTAAAATCATTGCTCAGCTTTACATAATCCCAATTGCTCATTTGCAATAGAATCTGCAATGCTCTGTACAGAAAATCAACATCATCTTTACTTGCATGTATTAGCCTAACCATGTTAACCACCTGCTTGGTGGTTAACTCATTCCAGTTTTCAGGAATGACATAGCTTTTCTTATGGTAAACAAGTTCAATCAAAATCGAATCAGTGTTCTGGTGATACCAATACCCACATAAGGGCTTAAACCTGCGCCTGTAATGCCATACCCTGCCTGAATGCCAATACCCCATTTCTTTGGCTCGATGGATCCATTCAGCTTTACTTGCTGCAAACCTTGCAAGGTTGTTTTAGGATTTAAGCTGAAGCCAGATACATAGCTTTCCCGCTTTCCTAGAAACCATTTACGCTTAGTGAATGATACCAGTTGAATGCTGTCAGTGATTCGATAATCCAGCTCTAACTGATCATCAATAATCTTTCCACGTAAATACAGCCATCGATCAGCGTAAGTAAAATGGTTTTCAAAATGGCCGGTATCTCCGTATACATGCACTGTATCAACTTTGGTAATTACCTGCCCTTCAGTAAGCGAACTGGCTGCTGTAAGCTGCTGAATCTGCTTTTCTTTCAGGTTCAGCTTTTGCTGCATATCTGCCAATAGACTCTTGTAATAGTCATGCAGCCAAACATCCCTGTCCGCCTGTACCGCTTTATTTTCGGTATGTACCGTGCCCGATACGCTTCTTTGAAGCTTCGGCGCTTGTAGGTTGGTAAGCTCCCGGCTAGGTGCGGGTTTAGTAACAGGCGGATCAGGGGTGCAGAGTTTCACCAGGGCTGCTACTAGAACAGCCACAATGATCCATGGCAGAATTTTCAGAAACAGTTTCATAACTATTTGCTTTGATCGTTTACATCTGCATTAGGCAGGCGGCTGAAGAACAAGCCAAATACGCTGATCCATCCAAGTACTTTTGCGTTTACTACTGCAACCCATGCAGGAAGCGTAATGCCCAAATCAGCGGCAAAACCAACACCACCAGCAAAGCAGAGTAGCAAAAAGAATACTCCACTCAATACTTTAAAGAACTTAGGGTTCTCTTTGCTCAAACGCTGTACTAATTCAATTAAAAAATCTTTGGGATTCATATATAACTATTTAATGGTGACGAATACTTTTTCGGTCTTCTCAACCTTTTTGATTTTGGCAAACAGTGATCTGTAAGCAGCACGGCTATTGCCCACAAAGCCTTTTACTTCATCCTTAGTTGTACCGGTAAGCGGGCAGCCTTCTGTGTGATCAATAGTATTACCGCTATGAATGCGAACACCTGCAAAGCCCTTTACTTCCAAAAGCAAAGGCATGTATTGTTTAAAGCGGTTACTGAAATTCACAATCAACTCATAGCGGCCAGTAGGTATGGCTGTCTGCTCAGGCACTTTAATTTTCAGGATATCTTCTATAGACATACCACTATCCAAACCACGGTCTTTATCTTCTAGAATAAAGCACTCAAACAATCCATCAACAAACAATTCGCTGATAGTAAATTTTTCACGCTTCCACTTACGTACAATCAAAATTTCCATATCACTTCTTTTTGAAGAATTCTAAAATCCAGTTACTGATATAGGCTATACCTGCTGCAATCGTTACCACAATTGCATAGCTGATGTATATGCGCTCACGAAACATTTTATTTTTCTCGGCTTCTTCCTCTAAGAACTTAACACGCTCAACCAATCCATCATTGCCAAGCTCATCGCCAATGAGTGCACTGTGAATCCTGTCTACTTTTGCTTTTAAGTCGCCCATTTCTTTTTCTGTTAAGTCGTCCATGAGTTTGAAGTTTTATAAACCAAATACCCCTTTCCTTGAAGCATTGGCATCTGGTATAGATGCTCCTGGCTTCTTATAAAAAGTGCTATTAAAAAAGATGGTGAATTTCTCTGCAGAAGCTTTGCTGTTCAGTAATTGAAGTAAGTCTTGCTTAAACTGATCAGCAGTTTGCTGAACGCTATTTCTCAAAGTGCTCAGGCTATTGGCATCTGCCTGTTGTCTGCCATTGGTGGCTGCATCGCTATTAATAGCGGTGCCAAGCAAAACACTGAAACCCTGTGGCGTAATGGCAACATTCAGGCTCTCAACACTTCTTCTGATAGTTGAATAGGCCAAGCAGAATTTGATCAGATTGATCGCTGCTTTTTCATCATCACTAGGATTGGCTTTGCTCAATAGATCAGTTGCAAAAGCTTCACCAATAGCTGTGTAAACCTGCTCACGCAATTCTGCTACTGCCAATGGCCTTAGCTGCTCAAATACTCGGAATGGCTGAAACAGCGGAAAATACTGGCTGAACTCTGCCCCTGTTTTAAAAATGGTGCTAATATGGCTAGGTGCTGACCAGGCTAAAGCTTCTGCTTCTTTGAATAGGTATTGAATCAAGGCATCCAAATGAAAAGCTGCCTGAGTGTATAGCTGCTCCTGAATTTTTTCATGCTCCCAACGGAAAGCAGATCTTCTGGTTTCATCCTGTACAGAATGTAAACCAGCATCACTTAACTGCACCTGAATAGAGGGCAGTGATAGCGCATATGCATACGGAGCGATGGCTTTACGGCACTTATCCAAAAGAACAGGCTGCCCAGGCTCAGTAGCAACTGCATCAGCTTGTATTGCATCAAACAGATCATCACCTAACAAAGGTTTCAGGATCAGTTCTTCTGCCATATCAAAATCAGGCAGCATAGGTGAAGATGAGCTGAAGCTCAGTTTCACATAACGCTTGGCAGTATCTATGTTTTTGATGATGGCCATGTTTACAGGTTTTCTTGCTTGGTTGATTTACCGGTATCGAGTGTTGTCAGTAATCCGCTAGGGAATCGCCAAACCAGTTTAGGCTTACGCTTTACAGATGATGTGGTGGCTGTATTACCGTTTACAGTTGAGATGGTGAAATTGCGCTCTACTTCTAGGCGCTCTTTCCACTTATTGAATCGAGATACCAAATTCATGAGGCGAACAATCTGCTTTCGCTCTGGCTCTAGCATCATCATTTGTGTGAGGTAAGATTCGCGCACGTTAGATCCACCGGCATTATTGGCGTAAGGACCACCCGGCTGACCTAAACCCATCAATGATGGGTTCATCATCAAAGCGAACAGGATTTCAGAGTTGGCTGCAGATGAGTCGGGCAGCATTTTACCATCCTTGAATTTGTCATCCAACACTTCAATCTCAACACCCTTGCTTTCAATCTTGGTGATAGGATCTACATAGGTTCCTGAAGTAATTGATTTACCTGCTTTCTCTGCACCTACAAGACTTTCCTCAATTCTGTTATAGGTTTCTTGCATTACACGTGTCTTCTCATCCGCATTCATAGAATCCCATTTAGGGATTTGCTTTTTCCAGTAGTATTCAGAAATGTGGATGATATACTTAATGTGCATCTGGTTTTGATGCAATGCAGATTTGAACTTAGGAATACTAATGGCAACATCTACCCATTCTTTTGCAGCATACCACAGCGGCGTTGGATAATACAGACGGCCGTTTCTTTTGTACCTGTGCAGAATAGCAAACTCACGCTTGCTGCCGGAAGTCTTGCCACTTAATTCTTCCAGCTCATACCCTTCATCCAACAGTGTAATTTCTTTGTGTGTACCTGCAGAACCCATGGCACCCCAATCGTCCTTCATAAACAGGCTTTCAATCACACCCTGGTCATTCATTTTGCGTAAGCGGCAATGCACTACATCAGGAGCTTTTACTCTCGCGATATAGTTTTCTTTCTTACGCATCACTAACTGGCCGACATTCCATCCATAGCCAATTAACCCGGTCATCACCATGCGGGCGTATTCGTACATATCATTCACCTCTAACCACTCATCAATCTCATCATCAAAAACGGGTTCTAAAACTTCACCGTCTTTTGTTTTATCAGTGAGCAAAAAAGGCTCAATGCCTTTACCAATGGAGATGCGCACTTTACTTTCTACACCTGCAGACAATACGCCACAGCTTTCAATCAGCTTAGCCATTTCGCCGGGCAGGTTATTATTCTCTCCCCAGTTTACCCATGCACCAGAACTTGCAGATGAACTATTGTCCTTAGGTGCTGAAGCTCTTGCAGCTTCATTCTTATACATGAAAGCAGCTTGTGTTCTTGCGCTGTAGCCAATGCCGTTAACAACTTCTACCATCAGATCACGGTTTTGCCATTGAACTTGCGCACCAGACGAAGCCTGATCTTCACAATTTCACCACTGGGCAAAACCACTATGTTGCGCGTAAAATGCGCAAAGTGGTTTGGGTGTTTCTTGTTGGTTTCAGTAATGCTTACTCCGGGCGTAGCTTGGGCCGGTGAAGAATCTTGTTTTTTACGGCAACGAGGAAAGCTGCGCCATTCACCGCCAGTGTCTTTTGTTTTGCTATAGGTTCTGAAGCCAATAGAAAACTCTTGGCCACTATCCATGATAGCAATAACATCTTTTAGCAGCATGCAATTTTCACTCCTTGCCATGGTGTGAAATTGCTTTAATACAATGGGGGCAGAAAGGACAGTGATTTCAGAAAAATGCTATCTGTTGGCGGTTATGTTTACGCCAATAGCATCTGCCAGAATTAGTAAGTGATCGAACTGTGGGGGAAAGTCTCCGCTGAAAATGCGGGATATGGTAGATTCCTTCATGCCTGTTTTCTGGCTAAGAATTGCCAGGTCTAATTGTTGTTCTTTGGCTGAGTGAAGGAGAAAGGCGCAAATGCGTCTGCGCTGGTGAATGATATGTGCCGGTGAATCCATAATAAGCTGCCGTGGTTATAGAGTTGCCGCCTCTTTTGCCTACACAAGATATAAAAAATTGGGGGTAGTTGTGAAACAATTGAAAAGGACTAATCGGCTATTTTTTTAATCATTTCACCAATAAGCCGGTGATTGGTGAACTCTGGCATCACTGAAAAATCAGGTGGCAATTTACCAGCTAAAAATAGCTGCTGCAACTGCATTGCCTGATTGTACAACTGAACAAACTGCTGAAGCATTTCATTGGTTTCAGGCTGCTTCATTGCCTGTGTTTTTGGTTTTTCCATTCGGCTCAAAATTTAGGATGCCGAAATTGGTTTCCAATAATAGAAATAAATGGTTAAATGTATATGATCGGAATAGCTAAAGGTTCTAATTACCTATCAGCTTCTTCTTCATGGCATCGTACTCTTCTTTAGTGATGGCACCAGCATCTAGCAGTTCCTTTAATTTTTTCAACTCATCTGCTAGGCTCATTGGTGCGGCTTTAGGTGCACCAGCTCCTTTAGGATCATATCCTGGTATAATGAGTTCGCCAGCTGCAATGGCATTATCAATATCGCACTCATAACGCATTGGCATACCAAGCTTTAAAATAGCGTACGGACTATATCCTGTTTTTCTAGTACCTCTTAACTCCAATCGAGCAACTTCTGCATTCTTGCCGCCAAAGCTTGGTGGTAAAGCATTTGCTGAGTTGGCAGCGTTAGGAGAGTTACCATAATAAGACATCAAGGAAGCTGAGTTAATTTTTATGTATTTGAAACTGCCATCAGGCATAGTGCCCTGTCCTAGTTTCAACTTAGTACCTTCTTCAAATAAGAAACCACTAGCCGCATGGCGAAGTGTGTCTGGTGTGAGGTCTTGGGCGAAAGTGAAATTTGATAATAAACAGAAGATTAATGCAAATAGTCTCATTTGTCAACTTTTAATATCAATGAATTAAATTCTTCAAGAAAGAATTCGAAATCATCTTTTTTCATTCTATTTCTCCATGCCTTAACATTTTCATGCCTTATCATATGAACGATGTGCATCTGCAAATGAGAATTCGGCTTTAAGGCTCCTTCAAAAGAAGAGTCTGGACATGGAAAAGAAAATTTTGTAGTATGACTTGATGAAGTCATCATAACACCTAAGTAGCTTCTCTCTTGTGAAGCCACATCAATAGTACTTATAATAAGGAATGGATGGAATTTTTCGTTACCATCTGGCAATAAAGAAGGTGAGTGTAGTTCTATTAAATCTCTTTGCTGAAATAGCATAAGCAACCTATACAGATGCAGCGATCAATCCTTGGAGCATTTTCTTTTCATCAGCAAAGCTTTCTACTGATGGCGTTGGCATTTTCCTACGGATGATTGACTCAATTTTGTAGAGATCTTTTAATACAACTTTTGATAAAACCCTAGTGTCTTCATTATTAAGAAAGTCTAACTTCTCTAGTTTAGTATGACTTCTCCTGAACTCATTTAGAGCATCAGACACTACTGGATATATTTCATTGATGTCATCAATGTTATAATCTGCTGAGCTTATCTCCTGAATAATACCAGACATAAGCAGGTGATGCTTACGAAGATTTTTATTAATAGAATTGATCAACCTAGTTCTAATCTTCAGATTTAAAGTAATTCTGACCTTAGAAATAAAGTTGTAAAGTAGGGTTTGCGAAAAACGCCACAAGGAATTGTGATTATACAATTCATTGAAATAGCTAGAATCAATCGCTGTCATAATCAGTTGTATTCGATAATGGAATTAAGCGGAAAAAATACCGTTGAACACCGTTATCCACCACAAAAGAAAGGACTTTTCCACATAGAATTGTCATAGAAATACACAATTTTTCACAAATAAGCACAAAAAGCCACTCCCAAGACTAGGAGCGGCTTATGTCGTACCCTTTCTTACAACATGAAAAACAGCGAGTTATGCTACTTCCTGTAGAATACGGTTACGGGTATCATTGGCTTCCTCAATTTGTGATAAGCGGACATACCCTTCTATAGGTTGGCTAAGCTTTTCTACCAATGCCCGGTTACTGGCCGTCAGTGCGGACAGCCCCGCGGACACCTGTAAAAGCACTGCATTTAACTGATCATTACCCCCTGAAGCTGCACCGCCTGCCGCGCCATTGAAGATGCCACCGGTGGCAAACTGGCGTTGGCTGATACTCTGCCTTACGCTTGCATAGTCTATGGTTTCCAGTGGCCTTGCTGCATACATAGGCACTACCGTACCATTCTTACTAGCTTGCAGCAGCTGTGGAATAAGGCCCGCATTCTTCTCTCTGAACTTCCGGCTCAGGATCATATAAGGCTCTCCACTTTCCATCTCGCCCATTTCCTGCCCGGTTTTACGATCAACCAAAGCAATGCCTGATTGTCCGTACCTGCTTCCGTGGTAGCTATTACCGCCTACTATACCACCATCCTTGAACTGTGGCTTCTGGCTGGATATACCAATTACATTGGCCACATTAGATGCCAGTGTCATAGCCATGGCAGCAATACCCAAAAAGTTGGGCGGCAATGGTGGACCAAACTTTGCAAGGGTTGCAGTAATGGCCTGAAAGCCGTTAATAACAGCCTGTGCGGTCTGAAGCTTCTTATTGCGTTCAAATTGTTTTATCTGCAGCTCGCGCTCTTTTGCTGCTGCTTCGCGCTGAATGTTGGTTGATTGTATCTGCGCTTCTTGCTGTGTAATTACACCAGACTTCAGATTCTGCTCTACCTTTTTCTTTTTCTCATCCAGCCTTAGCATTTCTGCATTGTGTGCAGCAATCTCTTTTGAATTACGTGCTTGGTACAATGCATCCAGTCCACTTAATGCTTGACTGGTAAAATCAAAGAATGTTTGTGCAACACCCATCATGTTGCCCCAGAACTCATGCTCTAGATCCATACGCTTCTGCGCATACTTTGCCCTGATCACTTCTTTCTCATTCTCTGTTAGCTCAGTATTATTGAGCTCCCAGAACATTTCTTCATCAAGCTGCGCTTTCTGTGCTTCTAACCTTTGCTGAGGATTTCCAGCAAGCAACACCTGCAGTTCTGCACCTGCTAGATCATCACGCTTTTGTTTTTGTAGATTCCTGAAGCCCTGGGCTAGCACCTTGCCCATATCTTCCGCATCCTGCTCTGTGAACTCAGGTACAATATCAACAGCAACCTCAGGCTTGTATTGGCCATTCAGATCACTTAGCAGTTTGGCTATTCTGGATCCGGTTTCTTTTTCAATGAGTGCAAAACCATCTGCCAGTTCCTGCTTACTGATCACTTTGCGTTTTAGTAAGTCCTGCAGCTTCGCTTCTTGCTGTTTCCTGTCTTCAATGATCTTATCAAACTGCAGGGCAAAATCGCTCTTAACAGCTTTATTCATCAGGTCTGTAATAGACTTGATGAGCTGCTCATATTCACTCCTGGCATCGCGCATTTTCTTAGCACGATCTTCTGGCTTACCAAATAAGTCTTGCGTGATTTTGCCTTCCGGTGGTTCTGGTGGCGTACTGCCTGCAGGCTTATTCAGGTCTTTCACTAATGGCTCACCTTTCAGCTCACCGATGATTGCTTTTACAGCTTCAATACGTTGTTTCAAAGCTGTTGCTCTATTCAAGAAATCCTGTGTACCCTTTACACTTGCAGGATCATTGATAGCAGTATACTTTACAATATCAGGTCTTCGCTTGTCATTCAACTGATCTTCAGCCTGCAGCTTTTTCAGCAAAGCTTCCTGATCGGAAATAGCTTCTCTGTTTTTTTCCTGCAGCATGATTTTTTGAATGCGAATAAATTCTCTTGCCTTTTCTGTATTGATGCCAATTGCATTGCCGTACTTATCAAACTGAGTTATGGCAGAAGGAATGTTGCTGGCAATAGTGGTAATGGCTTTATTCAATTCTACCTGCTCATCTTTATTCAGCTTCGATTTATTCTGCAGTGTATCTACTCTTTGAATTAGCGGATTCAAGTTCTTCTCCAAATTGCCAACAGCGGTTTGCTGTTTGAAGAATGCATCTGCCAAGTCTTCTGCCGGGCCAGTTGCTTTTACAAGGCCACCAACAAAATCATTAAGCAGGTTTGAAAAAGAACTGTTGCTAAACCAACCGGCAATATTCTTTCCAATTTTTTCCAGATTGGCAGCAAGGTTGTTGTTCTTTTTATTGAACTCATCTGTGATGCTGTTATTATTCTTCAGGCTTTCAGTGGCAAGGTTTACCTTCTCACTCACCAAATCAGCATTTCTGGCTACTTTACTCAACACTTCACCGGCACCGCTACCATCTGCATCCAGTTCCTTCAGAATCTTACCAAAGGTTACATTGTCGGCACCAGCTTTTCGGGCTCCTTCCGCAACCTTCACAAATGCACTCATCAGATCCTGATTCACCAGCTTAATGAAATCATTCACAGCCATGCCAGATACTTTGGCAAACTTCTCAGGCTCTGCAGCTATCCGTTGCAGAATCTTGATGAATGCAGTGGATCCGCGCTCTACATTGATACCAAGCTCCTGAAATGTGGCAGCAACACCAAGTATCTCACCACTGGTCAGTTTAAATGTTCCTGCTACACCTGCCATTCTATTGGCAAAATCTACCACCACAGGTGCTGTTGCCTGGCCACTGGCACCAAGTACGTTTAGCGCATTACCAATGCGCTCTACATCATCACCATAGTTATTGGTTTTGATGTCCTGAAGGTTATTTCTAAGGATAGATAGCACAGTGGTTATCTCGCGACTATCTCCACCAAACTCATCACCCAATGCAACTACGATTCTATCCAGCTTTTCTACATTGAAGCGGTTTACTTCTTCGCCTGCTTGTCCTAAACCAATGGCTATCTGTCTAAGGTTGCTGCTGCTTGTTCTGGTATCAATCTTCCGGAATTCTTTATTCAGTTCCTCAACCTGAATTTTTGTAAGGCCACTGGCTTTCTCAATATCAGCAAGCTCATCACTGAGCTTTGCATTTCCTGATAATAGGTTATTGATATAACCTGATATGGCTGCAGTAGCCTGTTGAATGGTATTACCAATGAAAACGCCCATGGCAATTGTTTTCACCTCGTTCATAAATGAACGCTGCACCTTACTAACCATGCCCATTTTCTCTTTCATGCTGTCGAAAACCTGTTCTGCTTTCTTCAGCTCCTTTAGCTTCTTAGCCCATTCATCAGTACCAATGGCTACATTGTTCAACTGCCTACGTAATGCATCAACATACTTTGCTTGTTGATTGTAGGTCGATCCAAGGCCTTTATTGATCTGCTCTTGAATGGTAGCCTGCCGCTGCATGATCTTAGCCTTGTCTTCTTCCAGTTTTGCTACGCTCTTGCCTTTAGCATTTGCATCAGCAATTTTTTTATCGATCATATCCATCTTAGCACCTAACTGATCTAGCGCAAATTGTGCACTGGTGGTATCTAAGGTTACTACTCTGGAAACTGATTTTGTTGCTTCTGCCATGTTACCTGATTTTGAGTCTATCGAATGTGGCTTCTACCAAATGATCTGCCATTGTGTCGGCCAAATCATCTGCGTATTTTTCAACCAATGGGTTAAACCATTCTTTTGGTTGTCTGCTGCTGGGTGAGCCGTCTTTCTTAGGCCGCCCAACACCTTTATGTACAAACACACCGCTACGCTTAAACCTTAGGCGTATGCGGTTGATCATGTTAAACTCTTTCTCCTTGTTATACCTGCGCCCAATTCTAAATAATGGATCCTTTTTATCATGCACCATTCCTAGAGAAGACATTTCAGCTTTCAGTTCTTTCACTAACTGATCTGTTCTGCTTTCAATCTTTGGGTTGATATCATCTGCTGAGTAGAACATCATAAAAAAATCCCCACCCACACTGGGTGGATGAGGATTTTCATTTTTTGTTGTTAAGATCTATGCTTCTTCGTTTTCTGTTGGAAGTGGAAGAGAAGCCGGGCGAAGCTTTACAAACTGATTGTTTCTTTCGAACATCGCATCTGCCTGTGCCAGGCTAATGCGGCTCAGTTTGCCATAGTACCCTTCTTTTGTGCGGATGGTGTGATCTACCTCACTCATCAGCACATACTTTTCTCTTACTTCAAGCTGCTCGAATTCCATGGTTAGGCTCTTTCAGTGATATCGCCTTCGTAGAAGTAACGATCGTAAGCTTCAATTTCCAATGTCCAACCAACTTTACCACTTACGAATGTGCCGCTACCAAAGCCCACTTTGGTTACTTTACAAGGCACACAGCCACCGCCATACTGATATACTTTAGAATCGGCTTCACAAGTATTCTGCATGAAAATAACCAGTCCTTCATTGGCAATGCTGTCAACAACTTCTTGCATTGCAGGGCCATCACCGGGGATGAAGATTTTAGGCATGTACTTCATGTTCAAGCTGCCCTTCTCGCCAACGCTTTCGCCACTAGCTTCCAATACTTCAGGATCAGCCATGCAAGTCATTGCACCTTTGCCAAGAGCCCAAACGTGGTCAGTAGTGATTTTATACTTATCACCAACAGCTGGTGTTTCACCAAGTGTTGGCACTTGAAGCGTGGTAAAGTCGCTGAGGATGTTTACCCATGCTTTTACATAGCCTGGCTTTTTAACCGTGGCATCTGCAGGTTTGAGAGATTTATAAGCCATTTTGAATTGATTTATGAATGAGTAATGATTTTGCGGGTTCTTACAGCTGCTTCAAAATGCTGTGCTTTTTGCTTACCAACTCTGCCTGCAGGGCTGCATCATTCGCAATCTGCTCAGCGGTGATCTTTACACCATCGCGTGAGAAATGCGGATATCTGAAGCCATACTTCTGACCATCCAGCTCGAAAGACAGGGTGGCAATTGGCTTAACTGCTGCAGCTTGTGTTGGTGCCGGTGAAGCTGAGAGATTGTCGAATTTCTTCAACAGATCTTCATTGGCTTTAGAGAGCTCTGCGTTTTCTGCGCTCAAAGTCTCCAACTTTTCATCCAGCTGAGCAAGCTGCTCATTGGTAACCACAAAGCCTGCTTCATTCTCAGTGAAGTCGGCTGTATTGATGTGCTTGAGTTTCATGTGTACTTTTTTTGATTCAGTTAAACCAATCTTCACTAACATCTGCCTAAGCTTATGTGTGAGATTGATATTCATTGAAATAATGTAAGAGATTTATGAAGCTTCTCCCTTTTCAGGGAGAAGCAATAGGGTTATCGATTAGTCCACAAACTCGTTGTGCACCAGCAGTTCAGGAACTGCGAAGTGGATGCTCATCCACCAGTCTGCCATCACGGCAACTGCACGCTTCGCTTCCTCAACTTTGAACACATCTGCCATGTTCAGTTTCTTCACAACCTTGATACGGTTGTTGGCGGGTGTTGCCCAAATGAGGTTGCTGCCTTTGTGGTTAGGCAGACCTACCACACTGATAGTGGGGTAGTCTTCAATTACATTTTTGCCACCTTCCACAAAGTTTACATTCTGGCCATACTTGGCACGCTTACCACGGCCATAACGGGCAGCCAGTGTGGTGCTCATGCAGATCTCTGTGATCTCATCACGGAGCTCTTCATCCATGCTTTCCACCCACTTTTCTACCTGCTCACAGAAATCTTTTGGATCTTCTGCAGGTGTTTCAAATTGCAAAGGACCAGCACCCATATTGGTTCTGCCTGTTGCGTTCAGGTCAACAATACGCTTTTTAATACCGGTGAGGGCATTTTCAGCGGCACCTGCAGTACCTGCAACAGGATCTTGATACACCCCACCGAAAGCGGCTTTCTTCTCCAGATCGCGGTTACGCGCATCCAGAATGTGCTGCTCAATCAGGTAGCGCACAATCGGCCATTCAGCGCGGGCTGCAACATCCACGTTGGCCAAGAAGCCCAAGTAAGATTCTTCAATTTCATCCGGAAACAGTTCCAGATCAATCTTTTGGTGCTCTACTTCAAAACCATGCGGCTTGAACTCTAAAGCGCCTTTTGCAGTAAAACCTTTTTGGAAGGCCTGCAGCACTTCGCCCATCATTGCTGATGTGGTTTTGTAATAAGTGTTATCCTGCGGGATTGTACGGAACATTCCCAGTGTGCGATCTTTCGCATACAACAGCTTGTTCACATTGGACAGGTTCTGTCCCTCATTGATGTAATGAGCGCCAAACTGTGCTATGATTGCGGCTACTGTTAAACCCATGACTTTATTTTTAGAGGTTAGTAAACTTTTGATTGTGTACTTACAGTAGTTATACTACTTGTTTGTACAGTTCTTTTTGGAAGTCCATGTCGTTGGCTTTCACGGGTGCTTCTTCACCGGCAACAGGTTTCTCTGTTGCGCCTGTTACAGGTGTAGGCTTTGCCGCACTACCACCCAAACTGGCTACTTCCTGCTCCAATTCTGCAATACGGCTATTAGCTGTTTGCAAATTGTTTTCTGCAGTGGTTTGTGCATTTTGAGCGGTTGCCAGTTGGCCTTCCAACTCAGTTACACGTGCAGCACTTGCTTCAGCCTGCACTAGTGCAGCTTCCACATTGTTGAGGTGCTCTTCTGTTACCAGAAAGCCACCATCAATTACTTCGAATGCATCAGCCTTAGCTGTTGCGAGTGTTTTTTCGAAAGCCATATTTCCGGAATTTGATTGTTGTTTAATGAGGGTGTCCATTCTGCGAATGATCTGGTCAAAAGACTTCATGCCATCTATGAGGCCAATACGAGTGGCTTCTTTTGAGTTGAACATTTTACCTGTCTTCCATTCATCGCTGGTTAAACGGCCACCACGGTTTTTTGCAACGGTTGAAATGAACTGATCTGCCAGTTGCTTCAAATCAGCTTTAATAGCGGTATCATCACCAGCCAATGCATCGCGATAGTCTTTATTCTTATCGGTGCTTTGAGGGGCATAGATTTCCAGTATACGCAAATTGTGTTCATCACGATAGTAACTGATCCAATCTGCGATTTGGGTATATACACCAACAGAGCCAACTTCATCAGTTGGCTGAGTGGTATAGATTTCATCTGCTGCGCTGGCAATCCACATGGCTGCAGAAGCTGCAAAGCCATCATTGATGACAGCCACAACAGGCTTTTTCTTTTTTGCTGCTGTAATAGCATCAGCAAGTGTTGCTGTGCCTACTGCCTGACCACCGGGAGAATCTACATCCAGAATAATGCCTTTGATGTTAGATGCATTGGCCAGTTTGTTCAGCATATCTGCATAGTCCAGGCTACCGAGTGAACAGATATCGCCATACTTCATAATTGGACCAGCAATGGTGAGCATTGCAATGGAACCATCAGGAAGGCTGCTGAGGTCTGTTCTCCAATAAACCTTGTACACATTGGCAGCTTTTCTACTGCTTACTTGCTTAGCAGGTTGAGGCTTATTTTCTTCGCCATGATCTAAGGCACTAAACTCAGTCATAATACCGCTGAGATTGCCCTTTCCAAGAAAGGCGTTCAGTACCACAGGAAGCTGTGATTCTGCCCACTTTTTGTCAAGTAGCCAACCGCCGCGGAATATTGCTGAGAGTGTCTTGTTCATGATAGATGTAGCTTATACTGCTAGTTTCGTTTAATAACAAATGCCTGAACCGGTTTAATCTTATTGGTACCTGCCCCAAGCACTTGAAACCGCGATTTCTGATAATTGAGTAGGCTGTATGCACTGGTAGTTACAGGAAACACTTTCTGATTCTTGACCGAGTTGGATAACACCAGTGAGTCTAATGTGTACCAGGTTGTGCCATCTACTGTAGCCTGCAGATATACTTTGTTACCGCTGATGGTACCTGAAGCTCTGGTAAGGTCTGCTGTAACGCTGCGCACTTGATTATCGAAAGCGAGATCGATATAAGTGGTATCGGTATTCACTGTGCTGTCTTTAACAGGCTTAATCTTGGTAGATACCTGTGCAGATACAGAAACTGTTGGTGCAACTGTGAAAGTTGCTACAGTGATGATTGTCAGAATGGCGATAAGAAGTTTTTTCATGGTCTCAATTTTGTTTATACTGATGTTTCAGTTTTCTTAGGATACAAACATATTTCTACACTCACTGCTTAGAAAGGACAGTGAATCTTTGAATATTTAATCTTGCTTTTTGACTGGTGCTTTCTGTTGCGATTGTTGTTGCAACCTTTCTATGTATGGCACCAATATTGACTGCAGCATGGTTAGCTGATTCTTGCTTAAACCTGTTGGTGCATTTTCAAGAATATTGAAGATGGCTGCCATCCACTCTATTGTAGGGAAAAGCACTTCGTAATTGGCAAATGCAGAAGCTGCTATTCTTTTTCCTGCAACCTCAATAACCTTAATACTGTTGAGGTCTTTAATTACAAGCACGCTGTCTTTACCAGTCCACACAGCCACTTGCTTATGTGTAGAATCTTGAAAGTGAAATGCTGCACCTGAAGGCTTCACATTCGCTTTGCTGCTGTCTTTTTGCGCTGTGGCATTCAAAATCATCCCGATTAAGAATGCGAAAAGGATTGTTGCTTTTTTCATTTGTATAGGGTGTTTAATTAATTGCATGTTCCTCCGGATATATAGTTCTGCGTTCCGTTGCTTGAGGGTGAAAAGCTGTTGATGGAAACAGAAATAGTATTGATTGTTGAGCCGTGGTTGATGGTATGCACGTTGCTCAGGTTATTGCCTGAATTGATTGTTACAGGTGTGCCGATGGCTTCCGTTCCGTTGATGGTATAATTCCAATCAACTGTAACGGCTGTAGATACAGAAGCACTGGCAGATGCCTGAACCGTTGCTGTTGTTCCGCTTACATCAACAATCAAGCAGATAGATACGTTGCTTGTGCCTGATGGGTAGACAATATCCAAAACGTATTGGCTACCTGTATTTGTAGATGTTACCTGCACTGCAGCATTCAAAGACGGATAGAAAAACCAATATCCTGCAGTAGCATAACACGGACCTGCATCATCAACCACTGCAGGCTTAGTAACATCATCCACTTTGAAAACCTGATCACCAACTTGTAGCGGCCTATTGTACAGTGTCTTAAAGTTTACTGTGTACCACGGCTCTGCATAACCTAATGCATTTGCAGAAGATGTATAACCTGCACCTGTGCTGTATGAATCGCTAAAGCATAGGAAATAACCTTCGTGAGTATAGTACACCGTTGCAGCCACAAACGCACTCTTAGGTACCAGCTCATTCATGTCATAGCCTGTTATGGCGTTGATGTTCACATAAGCTTGCGCCTGCTCTCTGGTTACACACTCATCATCATTTGGAATGGTTGTGTTAGCGGTAAATACACCGTTGTTTACTGCATCAAGTAGTGCAGCACGAGTTACCATTTCATTGCTATTGGTTGCAGCCCATGTAGTGGCATAACGTGGCCTGTTGCTGATGATGATTGCCGCTAAGGCAAATAGCAGTACAATAAAGAAGTGTTGCTTTTTCATTGATGATCATTTTTTAGTAAAACCTTTTTGCTATCTCCATCAACAAATGGGAATTTTTCTGGTAAGCCGTTGTTTACTCTGCGCTCTAATTCAGCTATGCGCTTTTCTAGCTGCATAATTTTGTAGGTATGCACTTGCTGATAGTCAACACGCAAATAGCCATCATCGCCTTCTGTTACAGCAAATGACATTTCTTTCTGCACCTGCTGTGCGCTGTAACCCCATGAAGGTTTAAACTCATTCTTGAAGCTGTAGATGATTGGATTGATACCATCTGCACTCTTGAACTCAGAAAACACAGTCTTCAAGCGTATGTCTGATGTGGCAAAGAAGCGGGTTGCTGAAACGGTAAAATTAAAAGTTGCCGCACCGGTAGAATTATTAATCAACAGCGCACTATATCCACTACCAAATACGTCACTTGATGTTGCATTCATGCGAATAACAAAATTGCTTGAATAGTCAAATGATATTCCCGCCCATTTTTGGCTTGAACTATTAAATACTATGCTTGGGAAATTGGCCGTTAGTTGTACTGTTCTATTCCATCCTCCCGTCATTGCTGTACCACCATTAATAATTGCAGGTAAAGTAGAAGTGAACTCCGTATTGCTAAACGTGCCTCTTAGTGTTCCATTGGTATAAAAATCAATCTGCTGCCAGTTTGAAGCGTTGATTCCACCTATTTGTGCAGTAACGCCAGCCCAATCAAGTATTCTCCATGAACCCATTTCATAATCATCAGCATTCATTCTTCCGCTAAATGTTGCGGATTGACCTGATAGCAAACCTGTGGATGAAATAGTTACTTTTTTTGTAGCACTCCCACCTGTCGCAAAAAACATATCCCCCTCTGAAAATACACCTACTGAGTAATCCGTACCACTTCCTGAAATAACATTATATGTATACAAACCGCCCCTATTTGCAGATGCCTCTAAAATATTAAACCATCTTCCTGTTACAGATGAAGATGCCGATAGTGTAGAGAATGAACCTGCACCTGCCGCAAAAGCTCTCCCATTTGTTGATATTCCGCTTGCTGCGCTTGCTTCAAGCAATGCACTTCCAGCATTTGTGTAGATACCGATACCATCGGTGTCCATATTTCTAATTGATGGATATAATGTGTTAGCAGTATTTCCTAAATACAAATAGTTTCGGCTGTTAATTTGAACGCTACCACCAAAAACACCGTTACCACTCCATGAATTGTTGCCATTCACGTCCATTGTGTACCTATTAACAGGTGTCATGGATGCGCCACCTGTTCCAGTTGGTGCAGTAAAAAACTGAAATCCGCCACTCTGAAAACGGATAAATGAAGCAAAGTCGCCAACACGATAATTGTATGCACCTGTTGTTGTTGTATAGCTTACATTGTAACCAATAGAACCATAATCGCCACCACTTCCACCTGTTGAAATAGCGTGATTTCCTGTTTGTCCTGCTATATAAATTGGCCTTTGAAATGTAGCACCCCATGCATCAATAACACCTGAAAATGCAGCTTGCGTTCCGCTTATAGTTGTAACACCTGAAATGTTCCAACCGCCCATGTTTAAATGGCCTGTCATTGTTCCACCACTAAAAGGCATGTAGCTACTTAATGCAGATGCTGTGATATAGCCTGCAGGGTTTGTGGCATTGTAAGGTGTATAACCCAATGCAGTAGTAACCATGCTGCTGTTGATGCCAGTAATGTAGCCAGCTGTATTGTTGAATGATATCTGCCCTGTGGTACTATTGTAACTAATGCCAGCACCGGCAGAAAGAGAAGCCCTTGCCATGGCATCGGTGTATTGCGTAATGGTGCTACTTATCTGACCAGTAGTGCTGTTGTAAGTTATGCCTGCGCCTGCTGATAGTGCTGCACGTGCTCTTGCATCTGTAAAGTAAAGATTAGCAGCTTCGCTAATGTTGGTAGTTGTCAAATTTACATTACCAGTCTGCCCGTTCACGGACTGCACAGGTGCATCAGGTGAAAGCAATTGCACCCAATTACCCAATGTGCTTGCAGGTGTTGCTATCAACACATAAGTTCTGCTTTGATCTGTTCTAATAGCCATTGCACCTACATTGGCACCACTCACCGCAAGCATTGCAGATTGTGAAGCCACAACGAATGTTTGTCCGGTCTGTGTAAAGTCTATTCGTGCTGCAGGTATCTTGCCATTGGCATCTAAATCAGCATATCCATTGGCTTGCCCTTTATTGGCTAAGTTCTCAGGCGTATAGCCAAGTGCATTCTGCTTCGCATTCCATGTGCTTTTTTCCGTATCGGTTACAAATCTATAGCTGCTGCTTTGGCTTATGTTGGCAGGGTTGGTGGCATCCGTATTTGGTACGTTGCTTAATCCAACATCTGTTTTCGTTAAAGTGATGTTGGCACTCAGTGGTGCACCATTAATAGTTCTCGTATCAGGTACAGGTGTAAAGCCTAACACATTCTGCTTCCCATCCAATGCAGTCTGCAACCCGGTTATCTCTGCCACTGCATACGCAGGCTTTGTGGCCGCTTTCGCCCATGCATATACCGTAGGATCAGTTTCCGTGAAAGACTGCAAATAGCGGGCATCTGCTTCCGTCTTTGAATACACATTCAAATTCGTTCGCGCGGTGCCAACATTGGTTACATCTGCCAAATTGTTGGCGGCAAGTAATAGCGAAGGCTTGTTTTTTACGCTATCCCAAATTGTAGGAAATGCTGTAGGCTTTCCGGTTATGTTATTCCAGCTTAGGTTGATGCTGTTGAATGATGCTCTTACCGCTGCAATGCTATCTAAAAACCGCTGGAGTATTACATAGCGTGCATCGTACAAAGTGAATCCACCACCCCAAGGCACATCACCACTTTCAATATTACCAAAGCTGCTATTGCCCCAACCACTATTCTTCAAATACTTTCCTGTGGTTCTACCATTAATGAAGAGCTTCAGCGTTGCATTGTTTGAAGTATCGCGTGGACCTACATTTATTTGGTTACCAATTACCCATGTGGGCAACTGCGCATTAGCTATGCTGTAGCTGAATAAAAGCAGGATGAGTAGTTTTTTCATGCTCAATTATTTAATAATGATCATTGCGTCTGTTGCGCCTGTGAAATCAATCAGAAACTGTGTTTGGTTTGGTGCAGCTGCATCTGTTTGTATGGGCACATTGGCCAGATCCCAATTGCTGCCATTCTTAAACCATACTTGAATGAGTGGGAAATCTCCAAACGCATCTTTGCGGCTTTGTGTCCAGGCTATTGTGTGCGTTGGTTGGTTGGTAACCATAATTACTTCTGTACCGTTCTGTACAGATCCTTCACCAGATCCACCGCCACCGGTTGGATTCTCAGGTGTAATGGGTGGTATGCTAGGCACGCCAGAAAATTCAGTAATCACCAAGCCTTTGTGCAACTGCTGCCCGGTTAATTTGATGCTGGTAATAGCAGAATCGCCAATCTTTCCGGAGTCTTGCTCAAAATTGAATTTTAACCAGCTATCCGGGCCACCAATGAATTTCATGAGGCCACCTGCGCGCTGCTGACCAATTACCACCAAGCGGTGATATGGAAGATTCTGCAATAGCCTTTCATGGTTTCTATTGCTTCCGCCAATGTAGCCTTCCAGTTCTATTTTATAAAACAGGCCTGCAGCTGCAGTACTCAGCTGTTCTTTTAATCCAAACTCATGACGGTTAACGGTGATGGGGCCATACCAACTTTTGCCGGCTTTTAATGTGGGCGCTTGTGTTAGTTCCTGGTCTTTGTTGGCATCAGGAAAACTGGCTACATCTTCCCACAAAGCAAACCACCATTGGCAAAAGCCAGCGGCATACATATTTGTTGCGCTGAGGGTGGCTATACCTGCTGAGCCGGTAACATTCATGCAGTGAAATTGCCACTATGTATGTGTGTTGGAAAGGACAGTGATTTTTGAAAATTGCTTTCATTAATGCCCGACAAATCGGGCGCAAATTTTCTGAAATTAAAATAGGCGCAAAGGCAATGGTGGCAATGGTTTTGCCGACAAATCGGGCGCAAATTTTTTAGCAGATTTTTCCTCGTATCGCTGATGCTTTTTCACCATTGCATCGTAGTTAATATCGTACTCCAACTCTATGTTGTAACGCTTGCAAAAATCTTCAATAGCATTTTTCCGCTCAAGGCCCAGCATCTTGTAGCAAAATGCGAAGTTGGCAAATTCATCTTCAAATTTTTTCTCTAGCAGCTTATTCAGGAACACTGCATTTTTTTGGTTGATGCCGGTACCATACTGGTATTCGTTAAACCAACGAACAGGCAACAATATCTGCAGCTGCACGGTGAACTTGTCGAAAGCTTTATGAATGAAAGACCATTCTTTATTGTGGTACACATCTTTCTCCAAGGCTAAAGCAATCATCATTCCGTAATAGTCTGAAGAGTCGAACTGAGCAGGAGAGCCGTAATCGGTCTCAATATATTTTTTGAGAAATGGCTTTGTGGGCAGAACTACGGAGAACTGGCTTACTCCCATGACTACAATAATACACCAATTCGACAAAAAATTCGACACAACAGATTAAATTTTTATCCAATAATTAATGATTAGGCCTCTTCTGTTCAATAGTTCTGGTGTATGCATCTCTTCCAGCTGCGCAAGAAGCTCTACAGCAGGTAAGCCACTGCTTAGCATCGCGATCATGTCGGTAAGTTCATGTGGCCAGATGGGCAGCATATCATCCAACTTAAAAAGTACCGGTGGATATGATTGGTCTTTGGTGTGTATGCGAAAGATGCTGTTTCTCCAGTTGGTAGGTACTTTACTTCTGTCTGGAGCCAGTGTAACATCTATCATGGCATTACACACCAGCTTATTGTTGTAGTTGGTGTTCCAGAAAATGTCTTTGATGGCTGCCTGTGTGGTAGGCAAAGCTGTTGAAGTAGCGATATTTTCCATAAGCGATTTTTTTGGCTGACTTTGAAAAGGGGGTGAAGTTTGAAACATTTTTACTTAATTACTTGATTATCATTTGTTTCAAAATGTTTCAACCCAATGTTTCAACTTGTAACAATCTGTAACAAATTGTAACAGCGTAGCAGCCTGAAACAAGTTTGAAACATGCCACAACTACCACTAACAGATTGATTCTCTTTACTATTCTTCTTTTCTCTAGAGAGAATGTTTCAAATGTTTCAAGAAAAAGGAAGGTTGCCAAAACGCCATTTTTAGCCTTAGGAATAGGCCACAGGGCCATTTTTGGCGCGCCGAATAACATACTGCTACTACTACCGCTGTTACATAAACCGCGCTTTTCATTGATAATCAACATTGTTTCAAACTTTTTTGGGGTGAAATAGAACAGGGATGGGCCGGATATATTTTATTTCATGCGTAAAGTATATGCCCGTTGTATAGCCTGGTATCTGAAGTATGAAGAACTGATCTGGATGGCGCTGGAGCTGCTAAATGAATTAGCTGCCCTAGTGAGCAGCTAATATCAAAACGGCCAGCCTGCAGGCTTCTCTATGCGTTCAAATTCAACTACCCATACCCATGGGTTTGCATCCCAACTTTCGGGGCCTTTGATAGATTGCCAAAGTGATTTAAAAGAATTGATTGATGATGAATAACAGTTTTTTTCATCTAAGTAATCAATATAATGGCTTGTCATTCCTACTGGAATACCATTTGTTGTTCCTATTCCTTCTGCAATTGCATCATCCTCACTAATATCCTGCAGCCTTTCAACCCGTACAGATTTTACCTGCAGGAATAGTCTGCATGCAGCTTTGGGCATGTGGATTGATGGATCATAGGAAGAAAATTTATTTTTACATGGATCGATACTTGGTTCTGCCTTATATACGTATTCTATTGAACCTCTATACTCAATACGATTAAAACTCTCTCTCACCCATAGCACATCGCCCGGTTGGCCGTATGGGCATTTGAATGAGTCTAAGCATGAAAAGCCATCATTACTGAATGTGTCTGCAACTTCCCATTTTTCGCCACGTTGATAAATACGAACCCTGCTATCAGTTCGGCCATGCGTTAAGGGCTGCGGCTTCACTACTCTCCTTGTCTGCGTTTTACGGCCATCGAGTATGGCCTGCACCATTGGGGTGCTGAATAGTATTGGTATTGCTTTCATGATTAGGCTGTTTGAGTTTTTATGGCACTATAATTTGTATATGAGAATCCGCCAGATGTTTTATAATGATGCTCATTGATCAATTTTTTACTAACTAAAAATCTGCAGGTTCTATACGCGGCAGATGTTTGTCCGAAAGAATCTCTTGATGCCGCACGCCTTTGTTTTCCTATAGATTCATAGTAAACTCTTGCTACATAACAAGCATTTACCTCTCCTTTGGATTTATTGATAAAGTCTAAGAAAAATGACTGCATAGCAGTAAGCTTAACCGACTCAATTTTTTCATTTGCTGTTTTCATGATTATTATTTTAAATGATTAATACCCCCAAAAACCTGCGTTGATATCGGTACTGAATGTTGTTTTCTTTGCTACTTTTCTGCTCTTAGCATCTTTCCAGCCTTGCTCATAGGCTTCTTTGCGGATGCGCTCAATTCTGCTGTGCAATGTTTGATTCATGGCATCTTTTAGCAGCTGTGCATTCATTGGTGTATGGTTACAAACTCTAAATGGAATGACGTAACCAATTGACAGTGTAAATTCCAGAGTAACATTGGAGCCGTCTTTACTTAGTTTTAGCATGGTGCTGTTTTTTTGAGGTGAAGGGATTTTGTATGCCTAAGAAGCTTGCGCCCAGGATAAAGCCGTTGGTGGTAAACCCGGCACGCAAGCCCATTTTAGTATTATAGTTTACAGGCAGGTAAAAATTGCAGCCAGCTTCTGCATAGTTGCGGCCAACAGATAGGTATGGGCTTAGCAGCTTTCTACCCATTGGTATAGATGCTTGGTAGCTAATAAGCAGCCGGTATTTGGTAATAGGCAAGCTGTTGGCGTCTTCGTGCGATAGCTTACCGGCAAGCATTAATCCACCAAATTTTGGCTTCCAGAAACCTGCTGCTACTTCTGCCTGTAACCAAGCTTTACTGGTGTTGGCACCGCCAAAACCACCTACAACAAAAGTTTTCTTTTGCGCTGCTACTACTACAGCTAATAAAATAGCTGTGATGGTGATGAGTGTTTTCATGTTATGCTACTTTTTTGATTCTGCGAATGATCTCAAAGCCCATGGCCTCGCACCATGCTTTGATCACTCCTGGTACAACTGAATTGCCGATGAATTTTTTCTGATCTGATTGGTTGCCGTGTAAATGATAGTCAACGGGAAAGCCTTGTATCTGCAACAGCTCCAATACTCGAAGCATGCGCATTTTGATGTCAACAAGGCCATACACTGCCATGAACATTTTTATGCGGATCATTGGCTCGGTATCATCATCATAAACCGGAATGCTATAGTTTCCTGCCTCAGCCTGTACTAAGTACAAAGGAGCTTTGTCTTGCCTTGCTACTATTGTGCAGCAAGGATCTTCCACACTGCCATTGTTTCCACCCCATGCCGGATTAACAATGTAGTGATGTCTCCTACTGGCTTGGATGGTTGGTGCCGGCTCTTCAATTGACTTCGGTTTATTCTCATAGCTCGTAGGCATGATGAATGGCACTGCCTGAATAAGGTTGTGCTTATCGTTGGTGAGAATGGCACCGGCTGGCCGATCTATTGACTGATTCTGTGCTGATGCAAACTCCGGTGATATTAGCTGGAAGCGGTCTTTTGTTGGTATGGTAGGACATGGTTTCTCTACTGAGCTGCAATTGTCTCCATTGCCGTAATAAGCTGCAAGGAATTTTGGCTGTACAACTCCTAATCTGGGTTGAGCTGCAATAACAGGACATGGATTTTCCAAAGAAGGTGGTGTATGTACACCATCTTCATTCATAGAATTGTACTTCAATAGAAAACTTGCCTGAACCAGTGCCTGAGAGTCTATACATGTGATTGTACCGGCTGGTTGATTTACCGAAATGTTTTTTCCTGCAGGACGGCCACTGTAGTACTTACTGATGAATGATGTGTCACCATTGGCCACATACTTGATCAATCCGGCATAGATGCGTTCCAGAGTCTTATCTGATAGGGCTTTTTTCCGGTTGAATATGCTCTCACCTTCATCTGAAAAGTCAAGCACATCCTTTACCGCTTTCCACTTTTTAAGGGTGCCATTAAAAAGGCTATCCTTAACCGGATTTTTTGCATGTGTAGGCTTGGGCCATACTATAGGCAACCCGTGCTTTGCAAAGCACCCAAATAGCCTATTTCGGCTTGTATATGCCCCAAAATTGGCACTGTTTAATTCTGTCCAATCATCATAGTAACCATATTCACAGATGTCTTTACGCCATCGTAAGAAATCTGCACCGCTTTTTTTGCTCAGTGGTTTTCCGTTCTCATCAAGTGGGCCCCAACTCATGAACTCCACCACGTTCTCGATCTGCACATAGTCCGGATCAATTGCCTCAATGTATCTATCCAGGTGCTCAGCCAATGTGCGGCTGTCTGGGTCTCTGGGCTGGCCTCCTTTGGCCTTGCTGAAATTGGTGCACTCAAGGGATGCCCATAAAACAAGGTATGCATCCGGATATCGTTCCTGCCACCACTTAACAATCTCTTTCAGCTCGGTAAGGTCAAGTGTGCGAATGTCCTCTTCAAAGTGATTTACCTCTGGATGGTTTTTCCAATGGCTGATTATGGCCTTTGGATCATGGTTCACACATGCAATTACTTTGGCAATATTGTTGCCATCAATCTCTGCCTGTGTAAATCCGGTTGTTGTGCCTCCGGCTCCGCAGAACAAGTCTACAATTAAGAAAATGGGTGTATTGTCGTACATACAATGTTTTTTAAAAGGCCGCTCCGGGCAGAAAAGCACTCCGGTTCAAGATTGTTTCTATGATGTTGAATTTGTGTTGTTCTTGTGGCTGTTGGCTACCCATTCCAACAGGCCGATTGTTAACCTCACTTGCCTATCATACACAATACTTTAGCGGCCCTATTTATGTTAATCGAATAGTGATCCTTCTTTTGGCACAAAACCTGAATCCGGTATTCCGCTATTGTTCGTCATTTCGCTGATGTGCTTCTGCTCAGGATCTGGTTTAAAGTGTGCCAGCTGTTCTGCAGTTAAGAATCTTTCTTTCTTGAAAATGTATGGCCTACCTAAGCAGCTTACTTCTGATCTGTTGCGTTCCTTTTTAGCGGGATCCTCAGCCATCTTAGGATAGCTGTAGCGTTTTGTTTTATATACTTTCTTAATTATCGAGAGCGCCTGCAGCTCTTCAACTTTATACTTCTGCATGGCAGCTTTTAAAGCATCGCCATCATGTGGGTATTCTTTGCCTTCAAAATCCCACACATGAAACATATCTAGCTTCAAGCTATCTTTTAGCACCTTAGCCACATAGTTGCGCTCATAGCGGTTGTTGAGTATTTCCTTTCTTACATCTTCACCACTCATGTATATTTCATCGCAACCAAAGTCCATAAAGGCATCGCGCATGTATTCAATAATCTCTTTCTCTACTGTTGGTTTGCTGTATTCAATTACTCTGCGCAATGCTTCTGTTTTCAGCAGGCTTGGGTGGAACCACATACGGTTGAGGTTATCCGTTACCATTTTTCTTCTGCTTAGGAAATTGAGGAATGCAGGTATTTCCTCAATCATATTATCCATCAATCCCGGATTCTCTTTGGTGATGGTTGGCACTTTGATGATCCAGTAACGGATATCATCTTCAGAAGCATAAATGAAGTTTTCTTCGTTATTGGTGATGAACATAAACTTGATGAAGCAGTCAATCTCTACGTGATCTTTACCCTTGCTGTTCATCATGATCTTTTCTGCAGTAGAGAGGCTTTTTACTTTCTCGATTACTGCTTGCTTATCGATCTTGGTTTCATCGCAAATAACCAGGGCTTTGGTTGCCCAATGCTTATTGAAGTCGCCTGCCAGATCCTGATTACCTACTACGGCACAGTTGCCACCGAGAATCTGTTTTAACAGCTTGCCAAAAGTTGATTTACCTGTGTTGTTCTCTTTACTTACCAAACACAGGATAGGCAGTTTCTGCCATGGGCGTTGGTAGATGAGTTGCACATAATCCATGCCCAGCTCAAGCATGCTGTATTCTTTTTTCTCACCACTAGCAGGATCTTTAAAATGCACTTTGTTGTGGCCGAAAATGTGCACCATAAAGCCATAGATGTTGGGAAAATCATCTATTGTGGCATTCTCTTCCTGAGGCTGAAAATCTAGCGGGTTATATACGTTTAAGCAGTTGTGGATGACAAGCTGATAGTTGATGTGATCAGGCACATTGCAGAAGGCCTGGTACTTGCTAACGTGCTTTAGGAAGTCTTTGCCGTGATCGTCTATGATGGTGGTTTTATCCCATCCCAACAGTTGGCGCTCCATTTGGCCGTACTTGTTAGGCACTTTTACAAACTTGTAGTATTGCGTACCTACGCGGCAATAGTCTGAAGCTGCACCGGGCACCAAGAGCTTGCAGGATCCTTTCTCATCATCGTACCGGTAGCGCGAACCGTGGAATATGAATTCTTTGTCTTGGCTAATTTCTTTTCTATCAACGTGCCACAGGAAGAACTCGGTAACATCGCGAAAGCGAAACTCATTGTACACCGGGTTGGTGCTAGTAGTAATGTTGTACTTCTTAATCCAGCGGCCACGTTTAGAAACCTGCTGTAGATCTGCTACAATATCTGCAGCATCATTGGGGAATGCAATAAGCAAATCATCCAGCCCTTTGTACTGGCCACGTGGCTGATCTGGGTGCTCCTGATGGATTTGGTCTGTATTGATGTGCATGAACCACTTCTCCACATCATAATCATCCAACAGGGTTTTAAACGTAGCTATGGAGCTGTAAAAGCTGTATGGGCGTTTGTACAGATCCACCTGCTCTTTAGGATCATTGGCTTTGGATGAGAGGTCGAACACATCGCCATCAGTTAGCCAAACCACTCTTTCTACTTTACACTGCTTAATCAGTTCTAAAATATCAGCATGCAGGCCACCTGTTTCTTTGTTTTTCAGGTGCGTAATAGATGCTACACCCACAATATCTAGCCCGTGCATAGAACCTTTGTAAGCTTTGAAAAAGCCTTCTATGATGTACAGGGTTTTAATGGGTGTGGCTGCATCGAACTTATCTAGTAAAGCAGGTGGAAAGAATGGGTAAGAACCATGCCCTTTAGGCATTTGGTACTTCATGGTATCGCCATTTGGCTTGATGGCGGGAGTCTCCAGACGAACGATAGACCAATGGTCTTTCATTTTGGTACCATCTTTACGGCCGGCACCATCTTTTTCTATGCGTATAAGCTCTCTGTGGATGGTGTAGACAATAATCTCAATGCCCTTTTTGTGTTCGCGAAAAATGGGCACCGGCTTTAGCACATTGGCTCCAGCTGCACTATCGTATTGAAGAAGCTTTATTTGGTTGTCTTCTTCAGTTATGCCAAGTAGTTGTAAACGCTCTTGAAAATAGCTCATGGGTAGTAAGGAAAATCAGCGTTAGGAAAGGGTTATTCAGCGGGTTGGGCGTTTTCGGCTATGTAGCCTACTTCATGCAGCAATGAATCAGCAAGCTGCTCCCAATATCTTTTGCGCTTTCTATTATGGTGGCCAAACTCGCTTTCAAACTTTTTACTACTGGCTCTTAAATTTCCAAGAATGCTGATGGCTTCCATGAGCACACTATCTTTTGTTTGTCCATCAGGAATGGTGATGGGTATTTTGGTTTTGGGCATGGTTAATCAAGACTTTTTAATGTTTTCAAAATGTCGTAGTACCCGTAGGCATAAACAGCTGTTGAGAAACCTCCAATGAATATGAAGGAAGAATTGCCTAAAATCAATCCTGCACAGAAGTTCAAAAACCACATGATGGCAGTGGCAAGCACTACCCTGCTTTGCTTCTTAATCTCTTTTTTTGCGTCCATCTAACTCAGCTTTAATGGTTGAGGAAATGATGCCATCTCTGCGTTGGCATTGCTTCAGGTATTTGCTATTGGGCGCCCCATTGTTAATGCGCATTTGGCGCTCAATGATGGCCCATTCTGCTTCTTCCTGAATGGCTTTTAGTTCTTTGGTGCTTCGCTGTGAGATGAGCATAATGCAGGTTTTAGCGTGAGGTGTTTGGTATTAATTTCAGCAATGAGGCAGTCGGCCATTTTCTGTGCTTCTTCTTCCTGCACAGATCTATATTTCTCAAACACAAATAGCCTGGTGAATTTGCTTAGTGTTTTTAGCTCATCTGTTGTGGTTGAATGCTGAATACAATCTCTGATGAGGTGTGCGGTATTCTCCATTGTATTCATCGGGCAGCATTTTGGTATTGGAGAATGTGTTGCCTTACTTCTGCATCGAATTGCATTTTGTATTGGTGCTGCAGGTATGCCAAGTAATGAGGATTGATTTCTGCAACCTTTTTAACGGTGCATCTGGCATACTGGCCGAACGGGAGCACATCTGAAAGCTTCCAGATTTTAGGCTCTTTCTTAACCCGTGGAGCGGGCTGTTTTAGTTGCTTCATTACAGAAGCAGTGAACATTTCTTTTTGCAT